GGCCCAAGAGCAGGCCGAGGGCAGCATCGCGCGGCTCGCCTTCACGGTGACCTGCCAGGCCCGTATCTGATCCACCCCACCCAAGAAGGAGTACTGCCATGGCGCGTGTGCGCTACGTGGGCTCGGACCCGGTCACCGTGCCTGAGCTCGGGGACCTGTTCGTCGAGCCGGACACCGTAGTCGAGGTCCCGGACGAGCGGTTCGAGGGCTACGTCTGCCAGCCCAGCAACTGGGAGTCCGTCGAGGAGCCCGGCCTGAAGGCCGCGGCCGAGGCGAAGAAGGCGGCGCGTGCCGCGAAGGGAGCTGATCTCTGATGGTGGCGATCGGTTCGGGCCTTGGAGCCCAGCTCGGCATCTCGGCAGAGACGACCTACGGGACGTTCGTCGCGCCGGCGAAATTCGTGGAGTTCACCAAGGAAAGCCTCGTCCTGAAGAAGACGACGGCGCAGTCTGCGGGTATCGCGGCGGGCCGTCTGCTGGCGCTGTCGTCGCGGCGTGTGCTGACCCGCCAGGAGGTGCAGGGGTCCATCGACCTGGAGATCGTCAACAAGTCCATGGGCGTGCTGCTGCAGGCCCTCATGGGGACGACGGTCACGCCGGTCCAGCAGGCCGCGACGGCTGCCTACCTGCAGACGCACACGCTGGCGGACACGGCGGGCAAGAGCCTGACGATCCAAAAGGGCGTGCCGCTGACGACCGGCACCGTCACGGACAAGACGTTTCTGGGCTGCAAGGTCACCAGTGCGGAGTTCGCGTGCGAGGTGGGCGGCATGCTCACCGGTGCGTTTGATTTTGACGGCAAGACCTGCGACGAGGCGCAGACGCTCGGGGTCGCGAGCTACCCGAACATGTCGCCGTTCCACTTCGGGCAGATGGCCGTGAAGACGGGCACGTTCGGCACGGAGACGGCGCGGGACGGCGTCCGCAAGGTCTCGGTGAAGGTCGAGAGGCCGCAGCACACGGAGCGCTTCTACGCGGGCCAGGCCGGGCTGAAGAAGGAGCCCATCAGCAACGACCAGGTGAAGATCACTGGTTCGCTTGAGACGGACTACATCGACACGATCCTTGACGACCTGCACACCTCCGACGGCGCGACCTCGCTGGTGTGGGAGTTCGTCGGGCCGCTGATCGCCTCGACGTATTTCGAGACGTTCCGGATCACCCTGCCCGCGGTCAAGTTCGACGAGGGCCCGCCGGTGGTCGACGGCTTCGACGTCATCAAGCCGACGTTCAACTTCACCGCCCTGTACGACGGCACGAACCAGCCGAAGATCGAGTACATCTCGACTGACGTCACCTTGTGAGGTGACCTCGTGGTCTCCGACATCCGCATCACCAACACCGGCAGCCTGCTCGAACTCCAGCGGAGACTGCGGGCTGCCGGTCACGAGAACCTCCGCGCCTCGATGCAGCGCCGCCTGCGGCACGCCGCCGAACCCCTGCGGGACGACCTCCAGTCCGCGATCCGCGGCCTGGACATCAGCTCGCAGGGGCGCCGCGGTAGGCCTGGCGGGCCGTCCCCGACGACGCGTCCGTTGCGCGCGACGATCGCCGACGCGATCCGCATCAGCGTCCGCACGGCAGGCAATCCCGGCGCCCGCGTCTGGCTCGACAAGGGGCGCCTGCCGCCGGACCTGAGAACCGCCCGGTCAGACATGGCAACCGTGATCAACACGGGCAGGATCCGGCACCCCGTGTACGGCAACAAGCGCCGCTGGGTGCAGCAGAACGCCACCCCCCTGTGGTGGGACTCCACCGTGCGCAAGGGCCGCCCCCGCATGGAACGCGAAGCCGCCCGTGTCCTTGACGACGTGCGCCGTCGTCTCGAGTAACCAGGAGCAACAAGTGATCGTTTCGTACCGCCAGGAAGACGGCACCGTCGAGGAAGTCTCCACCGACGACCTGTCCGCGATCGAGTCGTCCGTCATCGAGTCCGCCACCGGCATGGACTGGGACGACGTCGACACCGCCCTGCGCCAGCAGGCCCCGACCGCGATGCGCGCCGTGCTGTGGGTGTTCCGCAAGCGGCAGCAGCCCACGCTGCGGTTCTCCGACTTCGACCTGCCCGGCTGGAAGCGCCGCACCAAGGCCCGCCTGGAGTACCCGGAGATCCTCGACATGGTCGAGGCGCTGGTGAAGAACCCGGAGTCCACGGACGAGGTCGTCGCGACGATGTCCGGCTACATGCGGACCCTGGCCCACGATCCGGCTGACGTGGACAAGGCGTTCGAGGAGATGGCCCCAAAAGTCCCGGCGCCCGCCGTGCCGCAGGCTCCCAGCCTCGCCGTGGCGGAGCCCGAGCTACTGCCGGCCGAGAACCTTTCGGAATCCGCGCCTCTGTCCTGAGCCACCGCTGGCTGCTCGCGCACCTTCTGCACATCCGTCCGTGGGAGATCGACCTGCTCTCCCGCGAGGAGCTCGCCTCCGCCGTCGCCTGGATCGACCGTCACCTGGCCGATCGAGCCCAAGCAGCCGGAGGTGAGTGATGGCCAGCACCACCCTGACGTTCACGCTGGAAGGCCGGGACCGACTGAGCCGCGTCCTGGACAACGTGGGCGACTCCGCGAAAAACCTGGAGAAGAGGCTCGTCACGGCGAGCGCGGCGATCCCCGCGGCTGCCGCGCTGGCGCCGCTCGCCGCGCAGGCCGGCGCGGCTGCGGTCGCGGTGGCGGCGTTCGGGGCGGCGATCGTGCCGCAGATCGGCGCACTGTCCGACGCGAGCCAGGCGCAGAAGAAGTACGAGGACGCCGTCACCAAGAGCGGACGGACGTCCCAGGCGGCGATCACCGCGCAACTGGCGTTCCAAGAGCAGATCGCGAAGATGCCGTCCGCGACCCGGCAGGCCGCCGCCGGGCTGACGACGCTGAAGAGGGAGTACCAGTCCTGGTCGGATGGGCTGGCCAAGGACACCATGCCCGTCTTCACCAAGGGCCTGGCTATCGCGTCTGCGGCGTTGCCGAAGTTCACCCCGCTCGTGAAGGGCGCGTCCGTCCAGCTCGACCGCCTCATGACGGCCGCAGGCGGCGCACTGGCCACCCCAGGCGTCGACCAACTGATGGGCAAGTTCTCGACGTTCGCCACCACCAGCCTGCGCCAGGCCGTGGACGGCGTCATCCACTTCACCCGCACCCTCAACACGGGGAAGATCGGCGGCTCCCTCTCTCAGTTCATGGACTACGCGCGCCAGCAGGGTCCGCTGCTCGCCGACACGCTGAAGAACGTAGCGACGGCTGCGGTGCACCTGCTGACGGCCGCCTCTGGCGTGGGTGTGAGTGTCCTGCAGTTGGCCAACGCCGCGGCGAAGCTGGTGGCCTCTCTGCCGCCCGGTTTCATCACCGTGCTCATGCAGATCGCGATCGCGATCCGCGCCGTGAAACTGGCGGGCTCGGGGATCCAGTTGCTGGCGGGCGGCTTCTCGACGGTCGCCTCAAGCATCACCACCATGAGGACCGCCGCTGCCGGCGCGTCCGGGCGCGTGGCGGGGATGCGGTCCGCGCTCAGCTCGCTGTCCACCGGAGCCAAGCTGAACGTGGCTGCCGTCGGTATCGGCCTGCTCGCGGTGGCCCTGGTCAATCTGTCGAAGATCGGCAAGCAGGCGCCGCCGGACGTGGACAAGCTGACCACGTCGCTGGGCAACCTGGCCAGCACGGGCAAGACGTCGGGCGAGGCGGCGCGTGTCTTCGGCAGCAACCTCAAGGGGCTGTACGACGGCATCCGGAACATCACCGACGCGAGCACGACCGACAAGATTCAGCAGGGTCTGGTCAAGGTCTTCTCGTTGGGGATGGCGGATTCCACGCCCAACACCGAGGCGAAGCAGAAGATCGACGCGATCGATACGTCCCTCGCCAACCTGGTGCAGGGCGGCAAGGCGGACCTGGCGGCGGTCGCGCTGAAGCAGCTGTCGGACGCCTACGCCAAGGGCGGTCACGACGTCGGCGACTTCAAGAACCGCCTGGACAAGTACAAGTCCGCGCTGGCTGACCAGAAGTTCGAGCAGGACTTGGCAGCGCAGTCGATGGGCCTGTTCGGTGCGCAGGCTCAGAAGACGCAGGCCGCGCTCGCCGAGCAGCAGCGGAGCGCCGATGGGCTCCGGCAGTCGATCATGGCGCTCAATGAGGCGCACCGGTCGGCGTTCGACGCGGACACGAAATTTGCGGCGGCGGTCGACAATGCCGCCAAGTCCCTCAAGGACAACGGCAAGACCCTCGACATCAACACGGAGAAGGGTCGCGCCAACAGGGACGCCCTCTCTCAGCTCGCCTCGGCGACCGAGGAGTCCGCGGCGCAGGCCCGCGCGAACGGTGCCTCGTGGTCGACCGTCTCAGGTATCTACGACAAGGGCCGCAAGAGCCTGATCGATAACGCCTACGCGATGACGGGCAACCGGAAGGAGGCGAAAGCGCTCGCCGATCAGCTCCTTCGGACGCCCGACAAGACGGCGCGGTTGAAGGGCAACCTGGAGGACCTCAAGTCGAAGCTGGACGAGGCCGCCAAGCGTTTGAAGAACGCGCCGTCGTCGAAGCAGACGGCGATCCGGGGCAACATCGACGACCTCAAGTTCAAGATCAGCGAGGCGCAGCGTCGGCTGAACGCGATCGACGGCAAGACCGCCGTGACGTATGTCGTGATGAAGACGACGACGTCGAACGCGGGGACCGTCTTCCACGAGGGCGGCAACTACGCCAGCGGCGGCCCCATCGGGTTCCCCGGCGGCGGCCCGATCAGCGGTCCGGGAACGGGCACCTCGGACAGCATTCCGATCATGGCCTCGAACGGCGAGTACGTGATCAACGCACGTTCGACCGCCAAGTACCGCAGCCTCATCGAGGCCATCAACGCCGGCACCCTCGGCGCAGGGCGCGGTATGCCTGGCGCGGGGGCGGCTGTGGCGCAGGGCCTCATGTCCGGCATGGCCGGAGCAACGTCCGGGGTCGGCGCGGCTGCCCGGACCATGGCGGCGGCCGTCGTGTCCGGCGTCAAGGGCGAGCTGCAGATCGCCAGCCCCAGCAAGAAGATGAAGGCGCTGGCCGCAGACATCGGCAGGGGCCTGATCGTTGGTCTCACCGGTTCCCAGGACAAGATCAAGTCGGTGTCCGCTGACCTGGCAAAGGACATCCGCACCGCGTTCAGCGGCAAGAAGGAGTCCAACCTCGTCGCCTACGTCAACAGGCAGACGGGCAAGCTGCTCGCTGCGGCGAAGAAGCGGGACGCCATCGCGGCGAAGATCGCCGAGGCGAAGCAGTACGCGTCCGACGTGACGACCGCGGCCCGCGAGAGCGCGGGCCTGTCCAACCTCGGCATGCAGCCGGAGGAGGTCACGGCGGGCGGTATCAAGGCCGGGCTGGCGGGCAAGCTCGCGCAGATCAAGCAGTTCACGAAGTACGTCGACATCCTCGCGAAGAAGGGGCTGAACAAGAGCCTCTTGAGGCAGATCCTCAACATGGGCCCGGATGCGGGCTACGCCTACGCCAGCGCCCTGGCGGGCGCGGACAAGAACACGTTCAAGTCCATCAACAGCCTGCAGGGGCAGCTGGACAAGTCCACGACGACGCTCGGGCAGGTCGGTGCTGACGGGCTGTACGACGCGGGCAAGAACGCGGGCAAGGGGTTCCTGAAGGGGCTGGAGGGCCAGCAGAAGGACATTGAGAAGCTGATGATGTCCATTGCCCAGGGCATGCAGAAGGCCATCAAGAAGGCCCTCGGCATCAAGAGCCCGTCCACCGTCATGGCGCAGCTCGGCGCGTACTCCACGCACGGCCTGGCCCGCGGCCTGGTCGACGGGCTGCCCGTCCTCGACCAGGCGCTCGACGTGGTGACCGGTCGGGTGGCCGGCGCGCGCCCTGTCCTCGGCCGCCCCGCAGGCAGAGCAAGCGGAGGCGGCGTCGTCATCAACCTCAACGTCGAGGTACGGCCGGGCGCCGACGCCCAAGCGGTGTGGCGGGAGATCCGGCAAGGCCTGCTCTCCCTCAAGCGCGGCAACGGCGGCGGCGACCTCGGCCTGGCCTGAGAGGGGGCAACGTGACACGTCCGATCGTCGAGATCGCCTTCGGCTACAGCCTGACCTCCGCATCCCCGGTGCGGACGGACATCACCCAGTACGTCGACCTCGTCGAATCATCAGGGATCTCCATCACCCGGGGCGCCCAGGACGAGCTGTCCGAGACCCAGCCCGGCACGGCCACCCTGACCCTGGACAACTCCGACGGGCGGTTCACGGCCGCCCGCGCGGCGTCGCCGTACTCCCCGAACGTCAAGAAGAACGTGCCCATCTGGGTCTCCATCGCCACCATGGACGTGACCTCCGGGGCCGCGCCCTGGCCGATCGCCCAGCTCAGCGACGACTTCGACGACGGCCGCATCAACACCTTCCTGTGGGCGAACAACTTCAACGCCGTCAGCGAGAGTGGCGGCCGTGCCCGCATTCCCTGCGCTGCGGGCGTGTTCGCCGGATTCCAGTCCTCCCGGTCCTGGACGCTGACGGGCAGCCAGGTCAACGTGAAGGTGGCGACGCTGCCCGCTCCGGGGGCCGCCGCCACCTGCACGGCCGGGATCTTCGTCAACTCGGTCACCGCGGGCACGCGGATCGCCTTCGAGCACAACCGGGTCACCGGGCAAATCCGGTGCGGCTCGGACGTCGGCTACACGGACGGGGCGGCGACCGTACTGACCTACGATCCCGCCCTGCACGGCTGGCTGCGGATCCGTGAGGCGGGCGGCACCGTGTACTGGGAGACGTCCCGCGACGGCGCGGTATGGACGGTGCGCCGCTCGCTCGCCACCCCGGCCTGGGTGGGCACCGACACGGTGACGTTCTCCATGGAGTCGAACCGCGACGCCGGAAGCGGGGACGTCTTCGAGATCGAGATGGCCGGCGCCACGGTGCATCCCCGCTTCTTCGGCATGGTCAACGAGTGGCCCCTCGAATGGGAGGGCCTCAACTCGAAAGTCACCATCCCCTGCACGGACGCGGTCAAGTGGACCGGCATCAACAAGCAGTTGCGGCCGATGCTGGTGGAGGAGATCCTCCTCGACCGGCCGACCGCCTACTTCCCGCTGTCGGAGCCGGCCGACTCCACCACGGCCGGGGACCTGTCGGGAACGCCGGGCGTCGGCACGCTGTCCATCGTCCAGGCCGGCAGTGGCGGCACGCTCACCTTCGACTCGGGCACCGGCCCGTCGGACGATCTGGGCTGTCCCACCTTCACCCCGGCTTCGATCAGCGCGGGCAAGTACCTGACGGCCGACCTGGGGCAGGGGTTCGTCGACGCCAACCTGAACTTTCGGGTGCGCTGCGAGGCATGGTTCACGACGTCGACCAACGGCCGCGTGCTGATGGCACTGGCATCGACGGACCTCGGCACCAAGATGGTCGTCCTGCTGGAGTCGGGCACCGGGAAACTGGTGGTGGAGAAGGACCAGTACGCGGCGGGTACCCAGACCTATACGTTCGCCACCCCGAACCTGGCCGACGGCCTCTTGCATCACATCGTCTACAACGAGTTCGCGAACGAGCTGTACGTCGACGGCGTGCTGTACACGCTGTCCGCCTTCAACGGCTCCGACCTGCGGACCCTGACCGTGGGCGGCTTCGCCAACACGAGACTGTGGGCGGGCACGATCGCCCAGGTCGCCATCTACCTCCGGGCGGTCACCTCCGCCGAGCTCGTCACCCACTACACGACCGGCACGACCGAGCACATCGGTGAGGCCGCGGACGTGCGTATGGCGCGCCTCGCCTCCTACGTGAGCCTCACCGTGACCGCCCAGGGGTCGCCGTTCGACGCCATGGCCTCACAGAAGGCACTGGGCTCGTCGGCGGTGACGCACATGCGGGAGATCGAGACCACCGAGAGCGGCAAGCTGCTGGCCTCGCGGTCCGATCCGTCGCTCGTCTTCCAGAGCCGCGGCCTGCGCTACAACCCGATGCCGGCGCTCGCGCTGGACTATGCGGACCTGGAGACCAACGGCGTGAAGTACGCCGACGACGACCAGAAAATGATCAACATTGTGGAGGCGTCGCGGCAGGGAGGCGCCACCCAGCGCATCATCAATCAGGCCGCAATCGACACCTACGGCCCGTACAAGAAACCGCTGGACCTCCTCAAGAACAGCGACAACTCGGTCACGGACGCCGCGAACTGGCTGGTGTCGCGGTACTCGGATCCCCCACCGGAAATCCGGCAGGTCCCCGTCGAGGCGTACAGCCTGCCCCTGGCCACCTATCGAGCGCTGCTTGCCGCCGACGTGTCCACCGTCCTGGCCCTGACCGCACTTCCCAGCCAGGCACCGGCCGCCACCGCGACCGTCATCGTCGAGGGCTACACCGAGACCATCGGCCTGAGCCGCCACCTCATCGACTTCCACACCAGCCGCGCCGACACCGACACCGTGTGGATCCTCGACGACACCACGTACTCCGTCCTCGGCTCCACCACGCGACTGGCCTACTAGGAGGTGCAGATGATCCCCGTCGAGCGCGCCGAGTCGTTCTACCTTCCCCCACCGGATCAGCCGCCGGACGCGTGGGCGCTGGTGCCCACGGCGGCACGCGTCTTCCGGTGGGCCGAGCTGCGGCAGCAGCGCCGCCTGGTCCCGCCCGAAGGGTTCATCCTCGGGCACCTGATCTACGCCCGGATCAACCACAACCGGTGGGTGGCCGACTGCCCGTGCGGCTCCGCCCAGGTGATCTCCCCGGCCGATCCGCGGTTCGCCTGCACCGAGTGCGGGGCGGGCTGGTTCCGCCTCGTCGTCCCCGACGACCCCGAGGCAGCGGAGGCTGCGGTCGCGAACGAGCTGCCGCACGAACGCAACTGGTGGAATCCCGACGACCCCAACCCGTGGGGTGCGCCGTGTGAACCGGCCACCGACCAGACGCAGCGGGAGGCGACGACGTGACGTTCGCACCACGCACCTGGGTGGTCGGCGAGGTGGTCACCGCCGCCCTCCTCAACCAAGAGGTGCGCGACCAGTTCAACAGCATGTTCGCCGCCTGGACTGCGTACACGCCGACGTGGACCGCATCAACGAACCCCGCCCTCGGCAACGGCACACTGACCGGCCGCTCCATGAAAATCGGCCGCAACGTGCTCTGCCAGATCATCCTCACCACCGGCAGCACCACCACCTACGGATCCGGCCAATACAGCTTCGGACTGCCCTCCGCCCTGGCCTCCAGTGGCGTGGACTCCCTGGGCACCACACGCCTGACCGCCGGGGCGACCTACATCGGACAGTGCTTCGCAGCCTCCGGAGCCTCCGTCTGCACCGCCGCCTTCCCTAACACGGCCACCCCGGCACAGGGCGCGAACATGACGGGCACCGCACCGGCAACGCTCGCAGCCGGGCACTCGCTACGCCTGTCCCTCTTCTACGAGTCCGCCACCTGACGCCGCCTTCCCCGCACGCCTCGCCCCGCCATCTGGTCGGGGCTTTCTTCATGTCTGGAGTCCCTGTGCGTCGCGTTCGTGTCGTCCTGGCCGCTCTCCTCCTCACCGCCGCCGCTCTCCTCAGTGCGGGCAGCACGCCCGCCGTCTCCGACAGCGCGCCGGCGCCCATCCTGATCAAGGGCGTCGACCTGCACGACGCCACGATCAAACACTTCGGCGACACGTACTACATGTACGGCAGCCTGTACGGCTGCGGCTACGAGTGGTACGTGTCGGGCACCCCGTGGTGCGGGTTCGGCGTCTCCACCGCGCCCGCCCTGCAGGGCCCGTGGTCGACGCCGCAGTTGCTGTTCGACCCCGGCTCGCAGGATCCGTGGTCGAAGCGCAGCTGGCAGGAGACGTGCGGCGGAACCGGCCAGGGCTGTTTCAACCCGCGCATGATCGTCCGCTCGGGCTGGGGCTACAACGACGCGGTCCCCATACTGTGGTTCAACGCCCCCCGCCACTACTCCGACACCGGAGCCAACGCCTACAACGTCATGGGCTGCGCCAGCGTCACCGGCCCGTGCGGTCCCGGCGTCACCCCGAACGGGTCGTACACCAAGCCGAGCCTCAGCGTCTGTGCCGGGAACGGCGACTTCGGCATCATCGAACGACCCAACACCCGACCCGCGATCGCCTGCTCCATGCCCAGCGCCGCGCAGCTCAACATCGAGGAACTCAACTACAGCGGCAGCGGCGGGACCGGCCAGGGCGTCCGCAAGGTGGCCGGCATGTCCGGCCCGATCGAAGGCCCCGGCGGATGGTGGGACGACGCCACCCAGCAGTACGTCCTCACCTACTCCGACCAGGGCTGCGGCTACTGCGCCGGCACCCCCACCGGGTACGCCACCTCGCCGTCCCTGTACTCCGGTTGGACTGCGCCCGGCAACGTCGGATGGGGCGCACCCGCATGGGGACGCCGCATCTTCAGCCCGAACTCGTGCGGCGGGCAGCCCCGCACCGTCACCGTCCTCGACGGCCAGCCCTGGCAGATCGTCGACCTGTGGCTCGGCACCCGCAACGAGACCGCCGCCGACGTGCTGCTGGCCCCGCTCACCTACACGCCCACCACCGGTACACCCGGCGACGGGCGGCCCTGGATCCCACCGGTCAGCTACTCCTGCAGCTGACCCGCACCCGCCCCGTAAGGGGCTTTTTTCATGCCCAGAAAGGGGCTGCTCTCATGTCCACTCCTGCCTGGCGCCGCCTGGTCGACCACGTGATGGCCGTACCCGAGCGCGTCTACGAGCACTGGAACAGCCGCGACGGCTGGGACAACCACACGTCCTTCGGCCAGGAATACGGCTGGGACGGCGTCGCCTGGTGCGCGATCTTCGACTGGGACATGTACCACGACGTCGACCTCGACGCGACCGTCCCGAAGACGGCCAGCGTCGCCGCGATGGCGGCCTGGGCGAAGCAGCGCGGCCAGTGGTCCGAATACCCGTCCATCGGCGCCTGGGTCGATTTCGGCGCGGGCGCGCACACGGAGATCGTCGTCGGGTTCGACGCCGGCACCGTGTACACCAAGGGCGGCAACAGCGTGAAGGCCGGGTCGACCGACGCCGGGCAGGGCAACGGCGTCTGGTCCCACGCCACGCCGCGCGGATCCGCGCGGGTCACTGGCTACTTCGCGCCCCGCTTCCCGGACGGCGTCTGCCCGCCGACTGCGGACCCCCGGGACCCACGCGGCGGTAAGGCGGTCACGTCCTGGCGCTGGTCGCCGCCCGCCCCGGCGGTGAAGCCGTCCGTGTCCCTCGCGCACGTCGTGTACGCGGCGAAGCACGACCCGGCGGCCGCGCAGGGCCACACCTCGCACAAGGCCGAAGTCCTCCTCGTCGAGAAGGCACTGAAGGCCGAGGGGTTCCTCGCGGCCGGGTACGTCGACGGCTCGTTCGGCACCAAGTCCGTCGAGGCGTATGCCCGCTGGCAGCGCTCCCCGGCCGGCGGCGGCTACACCGGCAGTGCCGCCGACGGCATCCCCGGCAAGGCCTCGCTCAAGCTGCTCGCCGCCCGGCACGGCTTCACCGTCACCGACTGAAAGAGCGCCACCATGAAGGACACCTC